GCCAAAAATTAAGGATGACAAGCTCATAAATCTATTCCTCTGATTTGACTCAAGTGCAATTCGCGTCCCTGAGCATGTATTTAGTTAATTCTAGCGCAAATTAGCCGCTAATTCTCGTAATTGCTAATGTTGATGCAGGCGTAGCAGGGCAAAACGCTGTCGCTGCGTTAGCGGTCAATGTACCGCTCGTGCTACTGACTGCCCACATCGCTTCCAAATAATCCCCAGCACTGACTGAGATAATAGCCGCTCGGCTGACTACCAGGTTTGAGCCGTTTTGGTGCAGGGAGTTCTTCATTGTTGACCCCGTTATATCAACCCCGTTAATCCGTGGCCAAAAGTAGAAGTCCACTGTCGAGCTAGAGCTAGACGTTATCTGCGCTGAAAACGACACAAGATACGCCCCCGCCTCAGCAAAGGTTATCTGCGAGCCTGATAGCGATATACCTGAGTCAGTCGTACCTGCGTATGTCAGTGCATAGGCCGTATTAGCCGCAGCGGCTGTCTGAGTAGTTGAGACCCCTAAAGCCGCCTCGCCATCTTTGAGGACTATCTGACGGAATACACCATTCTTAGACACGACTGGATAGCCGTTAGCCTCATCCCACAGCAGGATACCGTTCTCGGACGGCGTATCCCCTGAAATTTTATAGCGAAGCTTATCAGCAATGCTGACCATATAGTTGGTTAGACGCTGCGCCCATCGGTCGATAGCGCCTTCTGTGGGTGACGGCGGTCTACGTACGCTCATCGTCTACCGCCTGCTTTAATATCTAAGCGCATACGACCAACACGCCAGTCAGTGTTCTCTGTGGCTGTTAAACGCATCCTTACCTGCCGACCTGTAAACCTAATAGACGTGGGGTTCGTTGGATCATACGGGCCGTATTCGCGCTCGGTGTCATTCGGGTGGAAGCGTGTCTTAAACGTAGCCTCTACCGCACCCTGATTTAGCTCATCTGGGATTAGCTCCGTGGCCACAACAACGTTATCACCTGAGCCTATGCTGACTGGGCCTGACTCGATGAACACCTCATAGCTGTCGTGCGCCCAACCAATCTCGTGCTCATACAGATGCTTATCGCTTGGATTCACCCAAATAGGGTTACCAAATGCACCTTGGTCTACGCCTGCAGTGCGCACAAGTGTGCCGATAGACCACGCGTTAGTGTCATAGTTCCACGACACGTAGCGGTCATTCTCAGTACTGTTAGAGCTTGGGTAGAAGAACCACACTTCTGAGAATCGTGAGTTGTTCACCGAAAATACGTGCGAGCCATAATCTCTGTTTATATCGGAGAATACGTGGTCATATACATCAGAAGGTAACTTCTGGACCTGACCGCCCGTATAGATAAAGAAGTTCTGTCGGCCCATCCACACAACGCCCTGTGAGAAGGCCGTGGCTGCTTTAGGTGATATAATCCCGCACCCCGTACCCACGCGCTGTATCGAGTAAACAAACGGAGGCCCGATATAGGTAGCCGTATGCGCGTCGGTAGTTGTCAAGATGATTGCTTGGTCGCGTGTGCGCAATGCACACTCAATAGAGCCTTCAGTCTGTAGCTCAATATCACCTGCCTCGTTGGTGTCCGCAGGTGTCCAAGTGGTATTATCTTCACGGTCAGACCACGCTATCTTACGCGGATTACCTGAAGCACCCAGCGCCATTAGGAACCGCTCTTCAGTCACTAGCAGGCCACGGCAGTCAGTTGGCGCGTTACTAATAACAGCAGCAGGCGTAGGCGTTATGATATCCAGCTGCCACTCGTAGAGCTTGCCGTCAGTATCCGCACAGCCAACCAAGTACTCGCCCCAGTTATCTAGCGCCCATGTGGTTGCTGGTAGCGTAAGGTTACTGTCTAGGCGCTCAGTGCCGTATAGCGACTCACCATAGTTAAGCGCACCGTAGGCAGTATTGGCCGTTGCTGAGGCTCGACCTGCTGAGTACCCAGCAGGCGTTATATCGTACTGAGCACCTTCCTGATCGTAGACATACAAGCTGTCGCTGGTCGCTGCTGCAATGTAGCGTGTAAGGTCATTATCAGACCACGCATAGATAGAACGGCATATGTCTGCTGTAGCTGTCTGAGACTTCTGCACCCAGCCACCTACAGGGCGAACAGCGTTATCCACCCACCGTACTAGGTTAGCGTCATTCCACCGCCCCGATGTCTGGAAGTCAGTGCCGTTTTTATATACCCCCGCAGGGATATCAAGCGGTAGCAAAGGCATCGTTAGAACTCCTTATGCGGGCCAGTTAAGCTGCGGAAGCTCTGCAATAAGCGCATCCACTGTAGGCTCACTGCGAGCGCCTGATTCTACGTCATTTAAAATAGCGTATGAGGCTGTCCATATAGAATCTCGCCACTCTACCCCTGCCTGACCTTCAGCCGCAAACTTAGCGTTAGTCGATGTCGCATAGGTACACAGCGAGATAATAGAGTCGTAACCCTTATCCTGCGCTGTGCTATCTAAGTGCGCCTGTACCGCCTCAGTGTATGCCTTAACGCGCTCAGCTTTAAGTGCTGCAATGTCTGCCGCATTTAAATCCTCTACTGTTTTAGTCAGCAGCCAAGCACCACTAACATAAACTGGCTGACTTGCTGTTACTACGCGCTGCGTATTGGCATCAAAGACTGGATCATCTACAACCGTTACAGGGTGAACGTCCCACGCCTCTAGCGCCTTGTTGCTCATTACTCTAGGAAAAGACGTATTCGGGTTATCCCTTCGCAACGCGCCGATTGAATATGGAAAAGTCTCGACAGTATTGTTGCTTGCTTTAACGTACATGATTAAACCCTTTAATTATCTTCGTTTAGGTAGACTTGACCCAGCGACGACGCAACATCAATGTTAGTAGCTGGATAGGCTCTATTGAATCCCCAGATTATACGCACAGCACCAGCAGCTCCACGGCCACCATCACCTGAGCTACCGCCGCCGCCACCGCCGCCACCGCCGTAAAGGCCGCCAGTAGCGCCATCGTCTGACCCGTCAGTTATGCAGTCATTACCGTCTACACCCCCTGAGCCACCTCCGCCACCTGTGTTGTTACCGCCTGCTGCGCCGCTAGTGCCTTCACCGTATAAACCTACACCACCACCGCCTGCGCCACCGTAGTTAGATACCCAATTACCACCGCCGCCACCACCAGCGCCGCCTGTACCTGCTGTTGCAGATGCGTCTGGTAAGTAAGCGCCCGTGCCACCGTTACCTGAGTAACCTGCAGCACCGCCCCCGCCGCCGCCAGAGTAGCGGTCTATTCCTATACCACCACCACCGCCTTCACCACCACCTACAGTGCCGCCATACGGACCTGCACCTACGGGTGTACCGTCACTACCGTCTTGCGCCTTTATTAGCGCATTGGCGCCTCGAAAAACACCCGACACTTGATCATTGTCGTTGTTAGTCCAATCACCGTTTGCAGTCTTACCAATCTGACCGCCCGCCGCAGTTACCGTAAGCGTCTCGCCGCCCGTAACAGGTAGGTCATAGATATACCGAAGCTGGCCGCCATTTCCACCTTGCGCCCCGTAGGTGTCATCTAACTGAGCTCCACCACCGCCGCCTCCGGCGACACAAAGAACACTGATGGTACTAATGTGATTAGGTACAGTGAATGTCTGAGTGCGCGTAGACGTAGTATTACCCGTAACTACAAACTCACCTGCGGAGGGTGTGTTATTGGTACACTGCTCTAGCTTTTTTGTGATGGGCATTATCCAACATCCTCACCTGCTAAGAATCCGTACCACGTTGTACCGCCGTCATGCGTGTACAGAACTACAATGTCTAGATCATTAGCGCCTGCTGATAGTGTTGGTGCAGACTGTAGAGGCCATTTAACCGAAGCGGGCCACGTAACCGTATACCCAGACGCACCTGCATCCTGCACTATCTCTAAGGTCATACCGTAGGCTGTGCCTGTGCTTGGTGGGCTAGAGATTGTTACGGTAGTAACGTTCTCGCTCAACACGGTACGAAAAACCGTTGCTGCTGAGGTATCAATGGTCAGTATGTTTGAAGCGGATGAGATAGAGCTGTAGGACTCTTGAAGCTGGGTAAACTTAGCCGTTGAAGGTGTGCTACCTCCAATAGCTGATCCGTCTATAGTTGAGCTAGATATTGTGCCGCCAGAAATAGCTGGGCTAATTGCAGTAGTACCATCAAGCAAGTCATCAAGCGTATCAAAGTTGGAGTTAAGCTTAGTTCCCCAAGTATCAGCAGACGCGCCAACCTCTGGCTTGGTTAAGCTATACGTCGATGTAGTTGTATCTGCCATAATGACCTCTTAAGAATTTGTATCTTCAATTATATACCACGTATCAGTAGCGCGAAGTTCTACATTAAAATAACGTGGCTAATCACCACTACACTTCCGCCTACTATTGTAGCAAACGCATCGGCTATTTCGGGCATACCCTTTCTGCTTACTAAGTCGTAGACTTCCTTACCTATCCCTGCAATAACCACACCAGCCCAGGCTACCTCAAACCCAAACGGCATGAGCATTCCTGCTAACATGCCGCCAGAGTATATGTGCAACTGCTTATCGACTGGTATCATTTAACTAGCCTGTAGTTATTCACCACTACATAAGCATAGACAGCAGATAGAGTAGCCAGCACTTCAAGCTGTTGATGGTAGTGGAGGACAACACCTGCTGCCACACCCACTACCTTAGCCAGTCCCAAGCCTAGATTAAGCCCAAACTTATCCATCAACTTAGCGACTACAGGGTTAGCTTCTACACCGCCGTTAGAAATAGCTCTAATGGTTGTCCAGTAATCCAAGCCCTGTAGCACTAGATAGATTCCTAGCAGCGTATCAAGCGGCATCATCGTCTTTAGCTTCTAAACTATTAGTCAGCAAGTTTATAAAGGCTTCTCGCCCTACCTGTAGCTGATCTACGTTAAATCGAGCACTCGACAGCTTACGGTCAAGGTCAGCTATGTGGTTAACCATAACCTTCTGCTGATCCGTTAGATCGTCCATGTTGTACTCTACGTCATTAACTGTAATGGTTTTCTTTTCGTCTTTAGCCATTGTAGTTTCCTCTTTGGTTTAAATTACCACGGTAGTCCTGAGACTAGTGGTGGGTTAGCAAGTTCATCTAGCTTAACCTGAACAGCCGCTTCAATCTCATCCTTACTGAGCTTCTCGTAAACCCAAGGCCATACGATTTCAGGCGTCAGATCAGCGAATGGAATAATCTCTTCACCTTCCTCTTGCTGGAACGATACAGTGCCATAAGAAGATGCTGTATTAGTACCGTCATCGCCTGTAACCCGCCAGTGTACGATAGTTACATATCCATCTTGAGCACGTTCTAGGTTAGCCAAAACCCAATCGTAAGTAGTTGCCATTAGATGTTCTCCTGTTCTGCCATCTTAGCCGCATAAGCTGCTTTGACTTCATCAGTGAAGATAGCAGATGCCATGGCCTGTACTGAGGCTGGTTCGTTGGATACGTCTGAGTCTGGGGTTAGTACATGGCGATGGTATTGAGAGCCACCTATAATCTCGCCTGTCTCTGTATCTTCAACGTATGTCTTGTGGCGACACTGGATCATAGGCAGTGAATCCATTCCGACAATCTCACATTTATCCAAAACTGTCCGTCTTTCTAATGCCATTTTATACTACCTCTTTGTAGGTTTTGTGTTTAACTATATTGTATATAGCTGCTCTAGCTATGCCATATTCTTCAGCTATTTTGGCTACTGTAACTCCTTGAGAATATAAAAACCTTATATCAACTGCGTCATAGAAGTCTAAAGCACGTTTTAGTTTTCGCCCTAGCTCCAATGCTTTAAGTGATAATTCTGTATTTTTACATAAACCAGTAGACCATGCGTGTATTGTGTTTTTCTTTGGGCTAGTCCATTCAAGATTATCGACAACGTTATTGGATTTATTGCCGTCCTTATGATTTACCACAAGACCGCTTTTATCACACGCAATGTAAGCCTGAGCAACAATGCGATGTATCTTTACCGTCTTACCAACGCCATTCTTGGAAAGGACAACAGAAACGTATCCGTTTTTCTGTGTATTCTGTCGCAGAAATTTACCCTTTGATCGGGTTTTACTAGGATGACTCCAAACCATGCCGCATGGTGTTACAGAATAAAGACCCTCATACCCGACAACAGGTCGCATTTCAACTTTGTCTGTCTTTGTAATTTTTTCTAACATTGTGTTTTCCTTTTGGTCTGCCCCTAGCGTCCACTAGAGGTATTTAATCAACTTTATATGTATGAGATACAATCCAGCTGCCTGTAGTGATGGTATTATTTGCCTTATGTATAAAAATTACGGTAGCGCCGCCACTAATAACTGTTGATGAACCACTTCCGCCCCCGCCTACTGCAGTTGAAGAGAAAACGCCAACAGAAGCTACCCCGGATTTTGATGTAAACGGAAGTCCAGACAACTGTGTGTAAGATGAGTTATAACCCGCAGCCGATAAAGTAATTGTTATATCTACAGTTACAATATTGCCAACTTTAGAGTACCAGCCAGAAACTCCTGAAACCGTTTGCGTAAAACCGTTTATAGTTACAGTAGGAGTAAACGTACCAGTCTCATAATCATCCAGCCTATTAGCCGCACCTGTGCCACCTAAGTAAACACCGCCTGATAGGTAGAGGTCCTTGAATTTGTTACCGCTGTTACCCAAGTCGGTTGTCGTGGATGCTGCATTAGTTGAGACATTCCAAGGAATTACGTCAGAGTTCCCCCCATTAAACCTAAGACCCGCTGCTGCCGTACCAATAGTTAGTTCTGCTGCTGTAGTACCAATACTCCCCACAGTGGAGCCGTCTTTGCGGAATGTAGCAATAGCTCCATCGGTAGAACTTCTGTTAATGTCTATAGGGCTAGCAGGACTACTAGTACCAATCCCTACATTGCCTGATGAGTCTATGCGGAGGCGTTCAGCGTAACTGCCGCTGCCTGTTCTTGCCCCGATAACATATTCAGCAGAAGAACTAGACCCACCACCAACTGCACCTTGATATATGATACCTGTGCCAGATGCACCCGCTACCAAGTAACCTTGTATAGCACTAGCACCTACGGTTGTATCTGAGTTTGAAATACGGGTATCAAAACTTGGTACAGCAGTAGGGGAGTAGATAGTAGCATCAGATACCGTTACATCTAAAGGACTAGAAGGACTACTCGTACCAATCCCCAAAGACTCAGCCGAAGCATCCCAGAAGAACTTCGCAGTTGTGCCAGTGTCTTCGTAGAAGGAGATGTCTCCCGCACTATCAATCCTCATTCGCTGTCTTGCACGTTCACCCTCTGGAGTTGACCCAATGGGAGCGGTAGCAAGAACAAGTTGACCTGCTTGACCAATACTGTCTTGTGAGCGAGCCTCAATAAATGCGGCAACATTAGGGCCTTTACCAGACGGGTCAGTATTATAAAATTCTATACCCGCATAGTTTGTGTCGGCTACATTGCCTGCTTGACCTTCAATGCGTAAGTAACTTTGGGAGTCTGTTGGATTGCTGATTACAACATCACCATCAACAGTCAGCCCATCCATCGTAGCTGTGCCAGTTACGTCAATGCCTGTGCCTGTTATAGCAAGTTTATCTACGTTAGTTAAATCAACTCGTGCAAGCTCATGACCACCTGCTGTAGCACCGTCATGTACGTGGACTGAATCGTTAGTGGTGTTGACGGTTAACTCACCTTCCGCACCTGTAAAAGAGGTATGCTCTGCTGCTGTACCTCTACGTGTTTTTATCTGTGTACTCATGCTGCAATACTCCCGTAATCAAATGCAGTACCCACTGGGTCAATTATCAACCCATGATCATTTAAGTAGCTAATACTATTAATATATGCTACAGCATTACTAGCTGCTGCACTCGCTGCTGCTGCTGCATCTACTGCACTAACTGCTGCTTCAGATGCTTTAGTTGTTGCTGTAGTTGCACTGGTGCTTGCTGAAGAAGCTGAAGAGGCTGCTGCAGAGGCACTGTTAGAAGCTGATGTAGCACTTACTGCCGCTGCACTAGCACTATTAGCTGAAGCTGTTGCACTGTTATCTGCCTCGGTAGCCGAGATAGCTGCGGCTGATTCGGAGGCCGCTGCATCACTTGCGCTAGACGCTGCATTGGATTCAGACGTTGCTGCGTTAGTTTCACTAGTCGCTGCATTAACCTCTGAGGTAGATGCGGCTGCTGCTGAGTTAGCTGCATTTAACGAGTAGGTCAATGCATTGCCTTCAGAGGTATCTGCGTTAGACGCTGACTGTGAAGCTGCCAAAGCACTTGCGGCTGCGTTGGTCTCGCTTGTAGCGGCATTGGTCTCGCTCGTACCTGCGGCTGTTTCAGACGCCAAGGCATTAGCTGCGTAGCTCTGAGCACTTAGTGAGCTGGCTGCTGCGTTAGTCTCGGCAGTTTCAGCATTAGTCTCTGCGGTCTCTGCTGCAGTTTGCGCTGCCTCTGCGGCTGTCTGAGCGGCCTCTGCTGCTGTTTGAGCGTTGCTGGCATTGGTAGCACTAGTAGAGGCGTTTGAGGCGCTTGTAGAGGCTGCTGAGGCGCTTGTAGCTGCACTTGATGCGCTAGTGGATGCGTTCGAGGCGCTAGTCGCTGCATTGGTCTCAGAGGTTTCAGCGTTTGTTGCGGCTGTCGTGGCGCGGTCTACGTAATCAGCGACATCGACTACTTCAACGCCGGACATCCCCGCTTCTTGTTCCCATTCTGTAGACATTATTTATTCCTCAATACAAGTCGTGAGCCTGAATACTTCGCTTTATCTGACTCTGAGTTTAGTTGATCGATAGCCGCTCGGTATAGCGTAGCCCACGTGTTTAGTCGAACATCCTCATGCAAGTATGGCGCAGTGTGTACCAATGCACCGTATAGGTAGATATCTGGGTAGATGTCTAACAGCCAGTTAGATGTATCTGAGTCTGATAGCGAAGGGATGCGAGCGAAGTACACCATCGCGAAGGCAACACCTTCATCGGGTGTCGGATAAAACTCTAGCTCGTTACTGTTAAACGTGTAGTAACGAGGCTCGCCTGCTTCAGTAGAGGCCATTCTGCGTCTAGATAGCTCACCTTGCGAGATATACTCAAGCGTGTACTTATTATCAACTACTAAAGACTCAGCGCGTAGGAAGTCGCTAGGCAGTGTCTCGTAGCGTTCATCGATTGTTGTTGAGATACGCTTGTGCTGTCGCCAGTGTCTTAGGTCACGAGCAATCTGTGATTCAGCTAGTGAGATAAACGTTGGAATGACTGTCGTAAGGTCATCTCGGTTGAGTGTGTCTGCAATAGCTGTCTGTAGCTCTGCATATGTTGATATAGCCATTACTTACCTCGACCTTTGCCTTTGCCTTTCTTCTTACTGCAAGCCATTATCGTACCCCTTGATTGTAGTAGCCGCGTCTGCGCTGCTCATCTGTTAGTTCAGCTTTACCCAGCATAGCTGGCTTGACTGACTCCGCCACTAAAGGCAATAGCATATCAATAAGCCCCGCGATAGTGCCGAAGTCCCTGCCGTAGTCTGGCTGCGCCTCCATTGAAGATTGACCCGCAGCCTGTACTGCCATTGGCAAAGCGCCCTCTGGAATAGCTGCTTGTGCGTCATTAGAACCAGTCAAACCAATCGCAACAGCACCAAGTGCTGGAAGCAGCCCAAACTCATACGGATAACCTTCTGACTGAAGTTTCTTGGCTGGAGCTACTGACTCAAGTATGTCGTACTTTCCGTTAAGCGCATTCTCACCATGCAACCGCGCATACTCTTTGCTGGTAGTTACCCAATCGCCCTTATTTATATCAGTTACGCCTTTAGGGACAGCGCGATAGATAGGCACCTCTAAGTCAGGATTGCCGCGAGCCTTGCGCAGAGTATCAAACACCTCTTTATCTACAGCAGGATCTCCATAGCCGTATAGCCTAGAACCTTGTGGCCCATAAACATCTTCAGGAATCATGTCAGTTAGATCGTGCAGTGGCGCACCGTAATCAGCATCGGGTGGCGTGTGTGAACCGCGATAAGAAGTATCTATAGGAGCATCAGGAGCTGGTGTATAACTTGGGGCATCTGCCTTATTGACGCGATTAGCTGCGCGTCTTAGTACAGCAGCTTCATCTAAGCCTTCAGCGTTCTTCAAAGCTTTAAGAGCGCCTGAGTCACCGTCTAATGCTCGCTTAGATAGATACAGAACATCATCTGGCGATAGATTGCCTAGAAGCTTAGAAATTAGACCCGCC